AACACGTCAAGAACGCTCTTGCCAGGTGATGGTTTAGAAACTGTCACTGCTGGCACGTCCTCAACGAGGCGTGTCACCCCCTCAAGCACCAACACGGTTGGCGGAGAGGGATCTGCTGCAGGCGAGAGTAGTAATACTCGTCCTGCAGCGCTGGGAGTTCGCGACGTCGCGAAGAGACCCAGCATGAGCAAAGAGGAGAGACGTCTCTTCTCTATTGCTCGTATGGCTGATGGAGTGCAACGTGCATTCCGCGCAGCCATCTGGTCCGTCATTGGATACGATCCAATGGCGAACCCGGTCCTGCGGACTTGGTTATCCAAGCGTCGCAAGACAGTGATGAGGTCTGGCCGCCATGCGGTCATCCTCATCAAAGCCATACTTGGGCAATTATTTGTCCAAGCTGGCGGTGGCCCTACTGTATCACGTGATATAGCGGGCCAGGTACTCCCGAAATGCCTACATGGCGTTTCTGGAGTAAAGCTCCTCCAGTACCTCAAGGTACGAAGGGCGCTACCTATCCCGGACCGAAAAACGGTCCGTGATAGGCAGGCGGAGTATGTTGCCAAGGTAACATCCCCCGCCCAGAGTCGACCGGTCCCAAAATCTGTGACCACTCGGCTTAGGTTCTTGGGCTCTAAATATAAAGTCCAAGACCCTCCCATCCTTCCAGCTGATATGATATCAGCTGGAGGATGTAATGAGGCCTCCCGAAAACTTGGCGGGAGAACCTCATTGCTTGGCCAGTTCTCGGTACCCGAGGACGTGGTCAAGTCGATGAATGCGGCCCTAGATCTAGGGATACATTCATTCTCGCGATGTGGATCAGACTTCTGGTTCCTTACATCGCCTAACTGGGACTTTCTCGACAAGTATCGAGAAGAGCCCAGTGTTCCACTCACTGTCAGCATGGTTGCTGAACATGGGTGGAAGGTACGAGGGGTTACTAAGCAACCCGCTCGCTACCTCGCGGTAGGCTCTGCCTACCGCCGTGCACTCTTCCCTGTACTTACAGAGAGGGCGCACGTCTCAACCTGAGACGCAATTGCTGATCCTGAGTTGAGTGAAATCCGGTTCTGGCATCGTGCCGGTTCCGGATTTAAGGTATTTAGCGCTGATTTTTCAGACGCTACTACCTCTCTCTCACATGAGGTCCTCAGGACCTTTGGTGAGAGTTTCGGTGTGCCTCTCAAGCTATTGTTTGAGGGCCACCGAGTCATGGGTAAGCCTGTAACTACAGGCTGCCCCATGGGGATGCCGATGAGCTGGACAGCTCTATCAGTCATCCATTATTGCATCGCATCCATCATTGATGGGCTGTGCAATTTCCGTATCAAGGGCGACGATTTGATCGCCTCTTGGACGGTTGGGCAGATAGAAGATTATAAATCTCTAGCTGCTCAGGTGGGTCTCGTTGTCAATGACAAAACGTGGACCCATGATGAGCTTGGCACCTTCTGTGAAGGTGACTACAAGCTCAAGCGGGAGCCCGG